AAATACACAGGTAATTGATTTAATTAATAATTTAAAAGTGGAGCCACCTAAGTACTCATGAGAGTTAAAGATATAGTTGAAAATTTAGATAAAGATACATATTTGCACGGTAAATGTGGGTTATTTGCAATTGCTCTTAGTAAAGTATCAGGTCTTCCTGTGTACAGCACATTCGAATACGACAACAGTATAGATAAAATTGCTTTAGTTCACGCTTACGTAAAAACAGACGAGAATACAATTATTGATGTTAAAGGAACTAGAGATAAGGAAGGGGCATTACAAGAATTTCCAGGATACGATACATGGGAAGAAAAAGTATCATATGATGATATTCTAAAAATAGGTGGCGGAGATATGAACGATGTTAATCGCATACTACCACAAGTCAAACAGATGTGGGATAGTGGAAAACTACATAAAGATGCAGATGAGGAGTTCTAAATGACAACATACATAGGATACAATACAATAGGGCAAGTTAAGAAATTCACACTAACTGACCGTGAGTTAGTGAAGCGTGACTTACTTAATTCAATTATGATTCGTGAAGGCGAGATGCCTGGTCGACCAGAAGTTGGAACAAACATTTGGAGTTATGTATTTGACCCAAATACAGATGATACTGTACGTAAGATTAAAGCAGAGATACAACGCTTAATTGATGCCGACCCTAGAATACAAGCAGAAGAAGTCAATGTGTACGCTAAAAATCACAATATATTAATTGAAATGAACGTGCGTATTCTTCCCGATGTTAATTTGGAAGTTATTAACTTGATGTTCGACCAAAATACTAACACTGCTAAGTTTGCGTAATGAACATCTATAAATTCCATTCTAATCCAGACGAGTTAATCGGGCACACAAGTAGAAATTTCTACTTCGGAGACGAAGCAAAAGAACTAATACTCCAAGGAAAAGAAGTAACTGAAGTTATCGGGGATTTATACCTCAGTGGTACACAAATCACGGCACTTCCCGATAATTTAACTGTTCAAGGGGCTTTATACCTCAGTGGTACAGCAATTACTGCACTTCCTGATAACTTAACTGTTCACGGGGATTTATACCTCAGTGGTACAGCAATTACTGCACTTCCTGATAACTTAACTTTAACTGTAGGTGGGACTTTATACCTCAGTGGTACACCAATTACTGCACTTCCTGATAACTTAACTGTTCACGGGACTTTAGACCTCGATGGTACAGCAATCACTGCACTTCCTGATAACTTAACTGTTCAAGGGGATTTATACCTCGGTGGTACACAAATCACTGCACTTCCTGATAACTTAAAAGTAAGTGGGCATTTATGGATTAACAGCACCCCTAACTTAGATACAAACAACTTACCAAGTTCATTGGTAGTTAAAGGAACCATATACCACGTTTAGATAAAACCACAAATAAATCTCCTCATAATATACACAGTTTATTAACAGCATAAATAACGTAAACACAAAATTACGTTATTATGGCAACAACATTCAAATACACTTCAAACTATAAACGAAACTTAATCAACTATTGGAATCAATTAATTCCTGGGTGGACAATACCCAAAGGATTCCACGTGCATCATATTAAACCAAAATCAACGTTTAAAAACAAGGATGATTTAAAAATACATCATCCATCAAATCTAATAGCATTACATCCTGATGACCATATTGCTATTCACAAGAATAGAGGTGATAAAATTTCGGTAAATTTTATTAAAGTTATAGGAGGAAGTAACCATATAACGGATGAATACCGCCTTAAGTTATCTAAAGCAAAAAAAGGTAAACCAAAGTCCAATCAGCATATTAAAAACGCCGCAAATGCACTTAGAGGAAGAAAGTTATCAAATGAACATATTAAAAATATGAGCAAAGGGTTAAAAGGAAGAAATATTTGGAATAAAGGTATGTCTTTAACAGAAGAGCATAAACAAAAAATAAGCGAAACTAAACGTGGTAGAGTTGCACATAATAAAGGCGAAAACGGTCGCAAACATTATAATAATGGTTTGATAGGGATTATGGTATTTCCAGGTGAAGAACCGCATGGATTCGCGCACGGAAGATTGTGTAAAAAGGAGATAAGTAATGGCAACATCTAGTCGACAAACCAGTATTTTTGGAATTGAGGATTGGCGTTCTTTATATAAGACATACAATCAAGCAGACTTTCAGAGTTATAACTTCGAAACACTACGAAAAGGTTTCGTTGATTATCTAAGACAGCATCACCCAGAAGACTTCAATGATTATGTTGAGAGTTCAGAATTCATTGCGTTACTTGACGTAATGGCATTTATGGGACAAGCGATAAGTTACAGACAAGATTTAAACACACGTGAAAACTTTTTAGATACTGCAGAACGTAGAGACAGTGTTGTTAGACTTGCTGATTTAGTTGGATACACACCAAAACGTAATGAAAATGCTAGTGGATTTTTGAAGGTTACTTCAGTAAGCACGACAGAAAATATTACTGACTTTAATGGTGCTAACTTGGCGAACGTAACACTACGGTGGAATGATAGTACAAATATTGATTGGCAAGACCAATTCAACACTGTAATGAATTCTATGATGGTTGATAGTCAAAAAATCGGAAAGCCTGGAAGAACAGCAGATGTACTTGGTAACAAGACAGATGAGTACACGGTAAATTTAGTTAGTAATTTGATGCCAATTATACCATTTTCAGCAACTGTGAACGGTGCTAACATGGATTTTGAGGCTGTTAGTGCAACCACAGCAAACAAAACATCAGTATATGAACCATCACCAGTTCTTAATGGTGATTTTAATATCTTATACAGAAATGATAAGTTAGGATTTGCTAGTAAAGACACAGGATTCTTTTTTCACTTTAAACAAGGTACATTAATTAACAAAGACTTCACATTGAGTGACAGAATTGCGAATCGCAATGTTGATATCAATACAGAAGGCGTTAATAATAGTGATGTTTGGTTATATGAATTGGATAAAACTACGGGCACTGTATTAAGTGAGTGGGAAGAGGTGGATAATATATATGCACCTATCACAAAACAAACCGAGTCTACTGTCCGTAGGTTTTTTAGTATAACTGGACGTGCCAATGACCAAATTACAATGAACTTCGGTGACGGTGTTTTTGGTGATATACCTATTGGATTTTTTCGTTCATTTGTAAGGTTGAGCAATGGAAGGAAATATATCATTAATGTCGGTGATATTTCAGGGGTTAACCTTAGTGTACCTTATATAAGTAGAAATGGAAGGGCGGAAACTGCAACATTTATTGTTAGTTTAACTCAAAATATTAGTAACGCAAGTTCAAAAGAAAGTTTAAATGATATTAAGCGTAATGCTCCAGCGAAATTCCACACACAAAATAGAATGGTCAATGGAGAGGATTATAATAACTTCCCATATACAGCATTCAGTAGTATCATCAAAAGTAAAGCAATTGCAAGGACTAATATTGGAACGAGTAGGCATTTGGATTTAGTTGACCCAACTGGCAAGTACTCGAGCATCAACACATTTAATAGCGATGGAGTTATCTTTAAGAATGATGCTAGTACATCATTCACGTTCAGTTTTGATGACAAGAATGATATCGAATCAGTGATTAGAAAGCAAATTGAACCAAAGATTGCGGAACGGAGTACGGTTCACTTGTACTATAATACGTTTAACAGAAGTTCTTTAACCGCAATTGACATTGCGTGGAACCAAAGTACAACAACAACCAACGAAACCACTGGTTATTTTAAAAATACGGCAGGAAGTGCACTCCAAGTCGGAAGTTATGTGTCTGATAATAGACAATTTATCGTACCTAATGCATTAATTAAATTCGAAACACCAAAGACTGATAGTAATGGAGTATATTATTTCGATAAGAACAATAGGTTAAAGCAACGTGGTGATTTATTAACAACAGACAATACTATTCTATGGAGCGGAGTTAAGTTAGTCACGTTAGAAGGCACAAACTTTGGTGTTGGTAATAAATCAGATGGAAGTGGTCCAATAACATTGACCAATTTCATCCCAACGGGGGCTATCCCCACATCTATTGTTCCTGTATTTAATACAGATTTGCCATTAGCGTTTGAGCAAGAAATGTTAACACAGTTTGAATTATATAATGATTTTGGCATAGGTTATGATAATAGTATAGGAAGTTGGTACATTATTGCGAGTGCTAATTTGGATAAATCAACTGCTTTTAGTTTAGATAATGCACAAAATACTTCAGGAACCGGTATTGATTCTAGTTGGATTGTTAAGTTCGTTTCGGTAGATAAAATATACACAACCACATCACGTGCATTGAAGTATTTCTTCTCAAGTATTATTGAAACGCGTTTTTATTTCAGTGGACATAATAAAATTTTCGACCCTAAAACAGGAAAAATCGTAAATGATTTTATTAATGTTCTTAAAACAAATACACAACATGGTAGCAATTTACCATTAAGTAATGATATTAAATTAGATATTATTGGTCAACCAACTGAATCAGATGGATTTGTTAATGACTTTAATGTGGAAATTAGTTACACGGATGAAGACAATGATAACGTCGCCGACAATCCTGATTTTTTCGACGACATCACTTTAAATAGTGGATTAGTATTTTTCGAGACAATAGTTGACGCGGATGGATTGGAAAGAGAATTGCCTATTAGGAGTAACGTGATGGATACTGAATTTACCAGTACTACTGACCCATTATTAGTGCTCACTAGTTATCCAGAAAATCAATTATTTTACTTCGCTGATGAGGTAGATAAGTTTCGTGAATTAGTATCTAATGTATTAGTAGTAAAAACAAATATGTCAGTGAAAACAGGTAGACAAGATTTACAATTTCATTACCGTCATAACAGTTCTAACGTAAAACGCATTAATCCAGGACTTACCAATATAATTGATATATTTGTCGTGATTAGTGCATATTACACACAGTACAAGAAATATATCCAAGATGTAACTAACACAATCACAATACCATCTACACCAACTATATCGGAGTTAACGTCGTCCTATCAAACATTACAGGATAGCAAGATGCTAAGTGATAACATTGTATTAAACAGTGTTATTTTTAAGCCATTATTCGGCAATAAGGCGAAGGATGAATTACGTGCTAATATTTCAGTAATTAAGGTACACGATTCATTGGTGAGCGACAGTGAAGTTAAAAGCAGAGTAGTATCTGTAATGAATGACTATTTTGATATCGATAATTGGGATTTCGGAGATACATTTTATTTTTCTGAACTGTCTGCGTATCTACATGACCAATTGGGAGATATAGTTGGCTCAGTAGTAATTGTACCGACTGATGTAAATAAAAAATTCGGCGATTTATACGAAATTAGGTCTGCATCAAATGAAATTTTTGTAAATGCAACTACAGTAGATAATATCAATGTTGTTGATTCATTAACTTCAGATAATCTAAACGGGATAACATAATATGGCAAGAAATAGGTCGGTAGATTTACTACCTGAAATATTTAAATCTAATCCCAACAAGGAATTTTTAAACTCCACCCTCGACCAACTCGTCCAAGAGCCAAAATTGAGACAAACTCAAGGGTTTATTGGTAGAAAGTTTGGTGCAGGAATAGAAAGTGGGGATTCTTATGTATTGGAACCAACAGTAGAGCGAACAAATTACCAACTAGAACCTAGTATTGTATTTACAGATGATGGTGGGAGCGCAGAAAGTGCGATAACCTACCCAGAGATAGTTGATGCATTAAAGACAAAGGGCGCAAATGTTTCCAAACATGATAGATTATTCTCAAGTCCAATTTACAGTTGGAGTCCATTAATTGATTTTGATAAATTTGTAAATCATAGTCAGTATTATTGGTTGCCAAGTGGACCAGATAGCGTTGATGTTAGTGCAATTGATATTATGCTAACAGACAACTTCGATATAACACGAAACGACACATATAGTTTAAGTGGTATCCACGGGGTTAACCCTACTATAACATTAGCAAGGGGCGGAGAGTACACGTTCGATGTCAATCAAACAGGACATAATTTTTATATACAATCCGCAACGGGCTCCAATGGAGTATTATCTCATGCATCTAATATTAGTAGTCGTGATGTTGTTGGGGTTGTAAACAACGGTGATGATAATGGGATAATTACATTCACAGTTCCTGAATCAAATAATCAACAGTTCTACTATGATTTGCCCGAAATTGATGGGGTTGATTTGGCCACATTCGATAGATTTGATTCTATTAATGGAAAACTTGTAAGTCAACTAAAGAATATTGACGGAATTGTTGATTTAGAAGGAAAGACCATTGTATTCTTAAATACAACTGCTGGTAATTCTGCGGACTTGGGGTGGCAGTATTTAGACTTACATGAAGATGCCCCATTTGAGTCTGAACCGTTTGAAGAAACCACGTTCATAGATAGTCAATCAGATAGATACAGCGTTTATCAAATTGAGTACACTACTAGCAATGGTGAACCTATTATTAAATTAAATAAAATTAAAAGTGTTAGCAATCTTGAGAAGTTTGATATTTTGTATGGCGATACTTATAGTAATAAATCATTTTATAAGAATTCATCTGGTTTCTTTCAGGAGATTCCATTATTAACCGCATCACAGGATACTCTTTATTACCAAGATGCGGACGATGAGGATAAGTTTGGTATTATTAATTTAGTAAATTCTACCGAGGACACAAAAATAGATGTTAACGATATTTTGGGTAAACGAACGCACACGAGTGGTAATGGGGTTGTATTTACCAATGGTCTTAAAGTTATTTTTAGAGGAAACGTTACCCCAGAAAAATATCAAAATAATGAATACTATGTCGAAGGTGTAGGTACTGCAATTAAACTTATTTCAGTTACGGATTTAATTACGCCAGAATCATATACAACTAGTGAACTAGAGCCATTCGATTTTCATGGATTTGATAGTACAAATTTTGATGGCAACTTAAATTCCCCGACTGTACTTGATTTCATCACAATTAATAGAGCGAGTGAGGATTCAAACCCGTGGAGTAGGAGTAATAGATGGGTACACAAGGATGTAATCATTAAAACTGCGGAATACAATAGAACAGTTGCAACGTTTGATAACAATTCCAGAGCAACCCGCCCTATTATCGAATTCGAATCGAATTTAAAATTATTTAATTTTGGCACAGAAAGTAAAACTCCAATAACAGCAATAGATTTTAATGAAAGTGATGCGTTAAGTAATTTTAATGGGTCTAGTGGGTTTTCTATTGATGGATTTAGTATTACCAATGGTTCTCGAGTTATATTTGCTAATGACGGTGACGTTAATGTGCGTAATAAAATATACGAAGTTCAATTCATTGATTTAGAGGGAGAGGGATTACTTAAGGTTAATTTAGTTGAATCATCCGATACCGATGTAGAAGTAAACCAAAGCATAGTATGTACTAATGGAATATCAACTCAGGGCAAATCATATCATTTCAACGGAAGTGATTGGATTGTTTCACAACAAAAAACGTCGGTTAATCAAGCACCTTTACTTGATGTGTACGATGCAAATGGAGTTAGTTTTTCTGATTCCGTTATGTATAGCGCGTCTACGTTCGGTGGAACAAAAATGTTTAGTTATAAAATTGGAGTTGGTAGGAATGATGTGGTGCTTGGGTTCCCATTATCATTCTTAAACATTGATAACTTGGGAGACATTGTATTTGATAATAATTTGTACACAGACACATTTGATTATGGCACCGTAGTAAAAGATAAAGTTAGTAATGGATTTATTAGAAAATATTCAGATAGAACGACATTTACCAATGAGATTGGTTGGAAAAAATTTATCAATAACACTACATCTGAACAAATATTTAATTTTGAGTACGACGGTGTTTCATTAATCATGGATGTGCTACCTAGATTAGAGTTAAGTATTCCTGCAATTAAAGTATATATTGAAAATAAATTCATAAATTCCAATGATTACACCATAACAACCGGAGATGTTAAAACTACAATTACATTTGTAGATACTATTACTACCGGTAGTGAAATTAAAGTTACTATTATAAGTGATACGGAAAGTAAAGTTGCGTATTACGGTATTCCTAAAAATTTAGAGAATAATACATTTAATGAGAATAGTGATACTTTAACTTTAGGAACTATTAGAAATCACTACAGTAACTTGGCGCAGAATTTATTAGATTTAGATGGTGATGCAAACGGTTCCAATAATACAAGGGATTTAGGAAATATCGCAGTTTATGGCGATACCATCATACAGAATAGTTCACCAATCGCGCCCATGGCGAAGTTCCTTCATAGTGAAGAATTTAACTTCTTTGAGGCAATAGACTTTAATGCAAACGCATTTGAAAAGTTCAAACTTAAGATACTTGATTATGTAATGAAAAACGATACGTACGGATTAGCAGCATCCACAATTTTAAATAATGCGTTAGATTTAATTAATATCGGAAAAGGCTCAACAAGTGCATTTTATAAAAGTGATATGCTTGTCGGAACAAATACCCCAACAGTAACAACGCATACCATTACCCCCATCAGCACAGATACATTTAATATTGTTAACATTTATGATTTTACCAAAGCAAGTAATGCTTCTATATTGGTGTATTTGAATGATATTGTATTGGTAAAAGATTTAAATTATACAGTTGCTATTGATAGTGCTACGATTACAATTCATTCAACTGTGCTAAATGTCGGTGACATCGTTACTATAAAGGAATACGAAACATCTATTGGTTCGTACGTGCCTAATACTCCTACTAAGTTAGGATTGTATCCAAAATTTGAACCAAGTTATTACTTAGACGATACTTATTCAACCCCAACAAATGTAATAAAGGGACATGACGGTAGTATTTCGGTAGCATTTAATGACATTCGCGATGATGTATTATTGGAATTTGAAACAAGAATTTATAATAATATTAAAGTTAATAATAATATTCCTATACGTGACATAGATGTGATTCCAGGTAAGTTTAGAACAACCGAATATTCGGATAAAGAGTCAACTAATATATTATCAGTAAGTTTTTTAAATTGGGTAGGTTGGAATAGAGTTGATTATAAAACGCAAACCTATCTTGCAGACAATGAGTTGACGTGGAATTATAGTAGTTGCAGTAGTAAGTTAGATGGCTCTTCGTTGAAAGGGCATTGGAGAGGAGTTTATAAAAATTACTATGACACGGATACCCCTCATACTACTCCGTGGGAGATGCTTGGTATTACAGCAAAGCCTGCGTGGTGGGAGAATGAATACGGACCATTACCTTATACTAGTGGAAACTTAGTTTTATGGGAAGATTTAGAATCCGGAATAATTAAAGAGCCGGGCAATAATAGAGTGGACATACGGTATAAGCGAGACGGGTTAATTAAAGTCATACCCGTTGACACAGAGGGAAACCTATTAAACCCATTTGTATCTATTGTTCGTAATTACTCACAATCAGATTTTAAAAAGAGTTGGGTGATTGGTGACTATAGTCCTACGGAAACCGCATGGCGCAGAAGCAGTTCGTATCCATTCGCACTGCAACGGTTATTCGCACTAACAAAACCAGCACAGTATTTTGCATTATCAATCGATAGGGATAGGTACGTTTTTGATTCTGATATGAATCAGTACTTAATGGATTCAAGGTATCGCATGGACACTCGTACAGTAGAAGTCCAAACAAATACAAACCCTAAACACAGTTACATTAATTGGATTGCAGATTATCATAATAATAATGGATGTAGTTGTATTGATATCAAAGACCAATTATCTAGAATTGACGTTAGACTTGCGTACCGCATGGCATCATACACTGATAAGAATTATTTAAAAATTTATACTGATAAAAGTAGCCCCGATAGTTCTAATACTGGATTACTTCTTCCTGACCAAAGTTATGATTTACTGTTGCACAAAAATCAATCATTAAGTGAGTTGCAGTACTCGTCGGTTATTGTTCAAAAAACAGATGACGGTTATTCTGTGCACGGGCATAGCATAACTCACCAGTATTTTGAAATATTACAGAGCATTCCGAATAGTAATTTTAATATAGTTGAGGGTGATATCAAGTTGCCAAAAGATTTCACTGATAAAGTTACTTTAGTGCCATATGGCTACGTTTTCACTAATAAGAATATAGTTATTGATTTTTTGGCGAGTTATGGTGCGTTCCTTGAATCCCGTGGGTTGGTTTTTGATTCTGTCGAAAATGCAAACACATTAAATTGGGGAAGAATGTCGCAAGAATTTCTTGCATGGACTGCTCAGGGTTGGGGGACTGGAAGTGTTGTTAATTTAAATCCAAACGCAATTTCATTGGAATTCAACAAGGAATTAGTAGTAGTAGATAATATAAACAGCAAAAATATACAGGCTCTAGACCAAAATGGAGCCCCACTTACTCCAAATGATTATGTAATAACTAGATTAGATAATAACTTCAAGTTAACTACAATTAACGGAAAGAATATTAATTTTCTCCGAATTAAATCAACAAGTTACGAACACTTGTTGGTAATAGATAACGTTAGTATATTTAATGATTTAATGTATAAACCAGTTTCCGGCTTAAGACAACATAGAGTTAGACTAGTTGGATTTACTACGTATGATTGGAATGGGCAATTAGATGCACAAGGATTCATTCTTAACCAAGATAATATTAAAGAATGGCAACCTAATATATATTACACAAAGGGAAATTTAGTTAAATTTAAGAATTCGTATTGGAGTGCAGAGCAAAAAATTGAACCTTCTGAAGATTTTAACTTCAATCATTGGACTAAGATAGATTACAGAAATATTAAAAAAGGATTATTACCAAATATTGCAAACAAAGCAGGACAAATTGCAGAATACTACAATAAAAAAACAACTAATTTAGAATCTGATGTTGATTTATTGGCAATGGGGTTGACTGGGTTTAGACCACGGGCTTATTTAAACTCATTGGATGATGTCAGTCAGGTTAATTTTTATACTAGTTTTATTAGTAATAAAGGAACCAAAGTAAGTGCAGATTCATTTAGAAATGTCAAATTTGATAAGAAGATTACCGACTATACGGTATTTGAGAATTGGGCAATTCGGGAAGCAACATTCGGTAATAGTGGAAACAAATCTTACATTGAGTTGGAGTTAGATAGTAGTAAATTACAAAACAACCCATCCGTAGTAGAAATTATAAATGACAGTGATACAAAGGTAGACTCTCATCAATTAATTAAAATAGGCGATGTGTATAACCAAAGTGAAATACATGTAAGCAAACATGTATTTCCTGTTCGAACAAATGGTTCAACTGAAATTGGGTTACCAATTGCAGGGCATGTTCGCACGGATGATGTGGATTTGGCAGTATTCGAAATTACAGATTTGAATGGCGGAGCAGGAGTTCCGTTTATGAACAAATTGTCATCAGGCTCATTAATTTGGGTAGCAAAGGACACAGCGTACGATTGGAACATTTATCGCACCGACATTCAAAGTAATATTAGTAGTATTTTGCCTGTTGATGGAAAAATTGAAGTCACATTTTTCCACTCACATGATTTCGTAGTTAATGATAAGATTGTAATTCAAGATATCAGTCTTTTAATTAATGGCGCATACGCCGTTGAGAATATTATTGATTCTAAAGTCATCCGCCTAACAGGAACTATCGAAGATACATTTGTTAACATCACAAGTGATAGTTCAATAACTTCAGATACAGAGTTATATACCACTGACCATAAATTAGGGTTTGTGTATAAGTTAACATCAGTTAGGTTACCAAACAACAATGCTTTATTAGGCAAGTACATTGACCGAATGCCAATGGGTGCTCGTGTATGGGTGGATGTGAATGATAATAACAAGCATGCCGTTTATCAAAAATATGACGTAACCGGCAATATCACCATGGATACTGGTTTAGTTACGTCTGATAATGACGTGTATACGGCAGACGGTAATGGTGCATGGGGGTTACTGCATGAAGAACAAGATACAGTTGACGTTGGGTTAATTAATAAAGTGTTATTTTATGATAAAGATACTAATAAAACAGTTCAGCATGTAGACTACCTCGACCCAATCAATGGCAAGATACTTGGTGCGGCTGCTGAAAATATTAATTTTATTGGAGCGACTGACCCAGCATCATACAATCAAGGTATCGATATTACGGGAATTATATGGGGAGATGAGCGTGTAGGCGAAGTGTGGTGGGATACATTTAATATTAGATACATTGATTATAATCAAACAGATTTAACATATGCAAGTAAAAATTGGGCGAATTTATTCCCTGGTAGTACCGTAGATATTAGGCAGTGGGTTAAAAGTTCTGTTCATCCATCACGATATAGCGGACCAGGAACGGTAGTAGATGTTGCCAAATATACAATAATTTCAAATATTGATACGACTAATACCATTATCCAAGACTATTATTTTTGGGTAACTGATTTAAGTGATATTTCATCAAATAAAACGTTGAGTATTAATAATATTAAGCAATATATAGAAGCCCCAATACTAAGTGGAGTGCCTTTTGTTGCATTCTTGAATAATAGTACTGTCGGAATTTATAATTCACGCCAATCTATTACTAATTCAGTATTGCATATTTCGTACAATCGCACCCATAGTGAAAATGCCATTTTTAATGAATATAAGTTGATTAAGGAAAATAGTAAGAATGATTTTCTTAATGACGCTACTTATAAAAAATTACAAGATAGTTTTATTGGTGGCAATGATATAGGATTAGCAGTACCTGATATTAAACTAAGTGTAGCAGAAAGAATAGGAATTAGTTTTAGACCAAGACAGTCAATGTTTGAAAATCGATTTACTGCGTTAAGTGAATATCTGACACAAGTTAACTCTATCTTAAAAAAGAATATCGTAACGACTAATAAAGATTTTTCTTTATTGGAGGCAGAAGAAGCAATGCCAAGTATATCAACAGGTACATGGGACATACAAGTGTCGGATATTGCAGAACTTAATTATCAAAATTTAGATATAGTTGCGATTGGATACAAGTACCTAGTAACTACTGATACGACTAATAGTGGTGGTGGGTGGAGTATTCATGAAGTTGTTACTAGCACAAGTGGTGTAACCTTACAATTAACTAAAATACAAAAGTACAACACAACCCGTGCATGGACATATAGCAATTGGTATGAGAATGATACGGTGGAAACAGTAATACCATATAGGATTGTTTCAGATACGTCTAAGTTATCTACGTTGGTGGTAGATAATGAAACATACGTTAAAGTATCTAGTAATAGTTCCGGAAAGTTCGAACTCTATCAACTACGGGATTCATTTTGGGTGAGAGTTGGGTTAGAAGATGGAACCATACAATTTAATACTTCGTTATGGGGTGGTGCATCAACTCAGGATAATATTACAATTGATTCAAATACATTTACTACAGACTCTATCATCAATACATCTGACACTGGAACGGGTGGTATTGAATTAAGGAATGTTATTAGAGCAATCAATGAACATATCTTGGTTGACGAATTGTTATTGGAAAGAAATAAATTATTGATTTCAATATTTAATTATATATTATCGGAACAAGGAAATATCGATTGGCTTTATAAAACAAGTTTGATTGATGTTGAACATAAAGTGCGTGATTTAGAACAGTACGCAACGTATAAAAAGGATGACCAAGATTTCTTATTAAATTACTTAATCGAGTCAAAACCGTACCATACCAAAATTAAAGAATTTTTATTAAAATATAATGGAACAGAACAATACAATACTGATATGGCGGACTTTGATGTACCTACCCATTATGATGATGCGTTTAAAAAATATGTAAATCCTATTTTAGATTACGACGGGGTTATTTTAACCTCCGACCAAAGTAACTTCAATGATGATGGGGTAGGACTAACAGAACGCGATTATAATATTTGGGAAATATCACCATGGAGTAATTGGTACAATAATAACGCGTTAACCATAAAGGATGTATTCATCGTTAATAGTGGTAGCAATTATACAACCACCCCGACCATAACAGTAACAGGTGGTGGTGCAACCACCCAATCCACAATGACTGCCAGAATTAACAATTCGGGACAAATTATAGATATAGTAATTGATAATGAAGGTGTGGGTTATTTCACTACACCGACGATTACAATTACAGGTGGGAATGGCAATGGTGCTATTATCACTCCGATAATGCAAAATACGTTAGTTAGAAATTTAGTAACTACTATCAAGTACGACAGATATGAGTACGCTCCGTCAATTATTAATTGGGAGAGTAATTCGTTGGTTTCTAGTGATGTTACAACAATCACAGTGGATAATAGCGACACAATCAGAGTTGATTCTGAGGCATCGGTGCACACTGTCGGACAGTTAGTAAGACATAATGATAGTGTATATTCATTTAATGAAACACGAGCATTTGGTACTGAATTCGATATAGATAATTATACTGTTGTTGATTCGAGTACATTGAGCGGTGTTGATAGAACTATGGGATTTTACAATCCAAGTGCCAACAACTATGGATTGAATCTTCCGTTATTAGTACATGGAATTGATTACCCAGGAGTAGAGGTCAAAGATTTAGACTTTAATAATAGTGCAGGGTTCTCAGTACTACCATTTGACACAACCCCATTTGATGTGATTACGGTGTTGGCGGATGGAAGTTCATCGGGGGTTGTTGACACAGAGTACAGTAGTGTATTTAATGACATGTATTTGGGAACTCAGCCTAGTGACATTAATGCAGATGGTGGTGAATTTATCGATGTTTATAGTAGCCATTCACCAGAGGAGTTAATTCCTGGAAGTATGTTTGACACGTTAAGTATGGTCATCTCCACTCGACCTGGTTTTGATTATGATAATAATGGGCATGCATTCGAAGTACAGTACGAGTTATTTGAATATACACCAAGCACAACTGAATTTAACTTCAATAACATAGTCGAGTATCCAATTGCTATTAAAGTAGTCAATACAACCGATGGATTGGCATTAAATGAAACATTCAACTACACTATTGATTGGGTGAATGGAAATGTTACTGTAATAAGTGGAGCATCAGATAGTGATGTTATCCAAATATTTGTTTATGAAATTGGTGGTGGAAATCAACTGTACAGGAATACATATACTGGTAATGAAATAGGTAATGAAATAACTATTCCTGTTGAATCAAAGAGTATTTACAATATTGTTGTTCATGTAGATGGAGTTGAATTAGTAAGTGGATTTACCGCAACATCAGATGGTAGTATCACTGTTGATTCTATACTAGAAACCGTAGATGCAAACACAATTACAGTAGATGCCGTTTCCACATCTACTGAAAAAACAACAACTATTAATTTTACAAATACATATACCTCGGTGAACTTCGTTGCTATTACGGTATTCGGTTTTGAAAGTGAGCAACATGAACATTGTTATCCTACTACTAAATCATTTACTCCGTTTGGAGCAGATTCTTCACTTTACACCACCGATACCAATGAGATAACTGCAGATAATATATCTACTAGTTTTGAATTAGGGGTAGGTTCAAGTGGAATTGATAAAGCAATTAGTACAAGTGGTAAGAATAGACATAATGCTATTGTAGAACATAATGGGTTGCGGTTGCGGTCACCAGAGGCGGTAAGATACACCGGTGATGCAATAGAAACAAACTTTAAGTTACCTACTTCTGGCAGAATTAAGCACTCGTTAGTATCAAATAGTGAAATTGTAGTATACGTAGATAATATTTTACAAACGTTGAATACAGATTATATTATTGTAGAATTAACTGCTGATACAGACACAATTACAGCGGATACCACAGATGTAACTGTTGATGCTGGGGTAGTAACGGCGGATACAACAAGTACGACAGTAGATACTGATATTATCACATCGGATACAAATACATTGTATCAAGGATTTAAACAAGTTGCATTTATAGGGACAACGCCACTATTGAACACCATAGTAGATGTGTATATAACTACTAATGCAGATTACACTATCGACGGTACAATTCTTAATATTAAAGACAGTATATATGTATCAGCAACTGACAAAATCACAGTTACTACATGGAATGATACTTCACAACTTGATGTATTGACCTCAGTATTTAAAGGACCTACATTAACAACAGAAGTAATTACGGAGTTGTTTGATAGCGCTGGGTTCGATATTGAATTGTTTGATAGCGTTACATCAGAGGGCAATAATGTTAATCTGTTTGAATTAGGCAGAACGATAACTTCTAATAATAGGTTGTGGGTTACTAGAAATGGGAATATATTATTGGCAGGAAATGATTACGTTGTATCAAATTCTACGTTGTTAATTATCGGAGATTTGTTAAGTCCGAGTGATGAGATTATTGTAACTAGTATCACAGATGATGTTGTTCCTGAAGAATTATCGTTCCGTTTGTTCAAAGATATGAATGGTAGTTCAGCAATGTACAAGGTTAATAATTCAGTAGTACTTACTAAAAAATTGAATATAACAGACGAAGCAGTTTACGTTAATGATGCTAGTATATTGACCACCCCTAATCTAGATATAGGAATATTTGGCATTATTATTATAAACGGTGAAAGAATTACATACAGAGAAGTAAACCTACCAAATAATACAATTAGTGGATTAAGACGAGGAACAGCAGGTACAGCAATCAAGGAACATTCATTGAATGCCATTGTAAATGATGTAAGTATTGGTAATATAGTAACTGGGAGTGTAATTACATCAAGTACATTGGGGTCTGACACAAATACTGTATCTAGTACGTATGATAGTATTTGGTACGGGAGTGGTGACGGTACCCCGAGTAACGGCATCGCGTTACAGGACCAAGTTACCACCCAAGCAAATTTTATTAAAAATTAATGCTAATTAAAATACATAAATAGTGCAATGGATAAAAATAAAGATAAAGATAAAGAAGTTTCAAAAAAACCCAACGAAGCAGGTGCAGTAAGTGTAGAAGGGCATATTAAAGTATTTGACCCAAACACCGAGGAAGTTTTTGTTAATAAAAGAAGTTAAATTATGAGTGAAATAACAAATAGCAATATTAAAGGATTTTTAAAAGTATTTGACCCAAGCACCGAGGAAGTTTTCTTCGAGGGTTCAAACGCGATTCATTTTGAGAATATTTCAGAGGCAATGGCACAGAGTTTATCAAATAAAAATCTAGGATACATTTACCAAATGTCGTTTGGTAATGGAGGCACGAGTGTCGACCCAACTGGAATCATAACATATTTACCTGCCAACTCAACTAGCCAAAATGCGGATTTATACAACGAAACATTCACTAAGGTAGTTGATGACAATTCATTAACAAATACAGATACATCAAGAAACAATTTAACTGTGTTGCATACCCCTGGAAATGTGTATACAGATATTTTAGTCAGTTGCTTGTTGGATTTTAGTGAACCATCAGGTCAACACGCATTTGATAATAGTACGAGTTTAGATGGGGAGTTTGTATTTGATGAGTTAGGATTAAAAACATGGAATGGTAGTGCTACTGATTTACGCTTGATAACACACGTGGTTTTTCACCCAGTACAAAAATCATTAAATAGACAAATACAAATAGATTATACGGTTCGAGTACAGACGTTAACGAACCTTAGCACAACATAGAGGATATTATGGCATACGAAGTTAATTTTACAGATGGAACAGTAGCAAAACTCGTAGAGGATGGGATAAAAGATTCTACGTTTAGTATTACCCTTGTTGGTAAAAATGTTACCACATACGGAGAAGTTTTCGCTGAAAACTTTATTAAATTATTAGAAAATAATGCAAATACAGTTGCTCCAAGTAACCCAATTAAAGGACAACTTTGGTTTAATAGTTCTGCAAGCACAGTAAGTGGAATTTCAACAAAGACGCTTGGTGTTTATAATGGAATTCAGTTTAAACCGTTGGGCGGAGCCAATATCAGTGCGACCGAACCTTCTGGACCATCGATTGGTGATTTATGGTTTGATACAACAAATGACCAATTGAAAGTATACAGTGGCTCAGCATTTATATTGATAGGACCAGCGTATTCAGAAGTGGATGGGGTATCTGGTCCAATTGTGGAAACGGTTATTGATAATGTAGGTGGAAGTCATTTAATTACAAAAATTTACAACTCAGACGTAGCAATTCCCGCCAATTCAGGAGTTGTTGCAACCATAAGTAAGGATGCGTCATTTGCATTGGATGCCGGTAGCCAATTTCCGGGATTCACATCAACTATTAAGCCGGGAATTCAATTATCAAGTACCATTTCAAACGCACAATTTCATGGAGAAGCGACATCATTGAGTGGGTTTAGTAGTTCTGATTTTTTAAGCGCAATTGCAAATGACACTACAAGTGGTACATTAGGAGTAATCAATGATAGTGGGTTAACAGTTGGTGTAGGGAGTGATTTTAACGTATCAGTAAGTGGAAACGATGTAACTATTGCAAACCAAACTGCGACAGGAGATTTAAAATTTAATGTTGATAGTGGAAATGTAATAACCATAGATGATACTACTACAAGAGCATTAGTTAATGCAGACCCAACAGCAACATTGGGGATTGCGACCAAAGGATATGTTGATACAGTAGTTGGTCCAATTACTGGAAACGCAGTATCCACATCGAATGCCTACGCAGATGGGTTAATAACTACGTTAAAAAGTGGTGCAGGCGCAGGATTTGATACATTTTCGGAAGTAGAGACGGAGATTGGAAATATTTCAAGTTCGAGTACATCAGGACTAGCACTTAAAGTTGCCAAGGCGGGCGATACGATGACAGGGGCATTGATTTTAAATGCCGACCCTACTGTTGCGTTACACGCAGCGACCAAAGGATATGTTGATACACAAGTGTCGTCAGTTACACCAGGCTCAACAACAAATGGATATGGTACTAGAACTGTTAGCACTGGAGCACCAAGTGGGGGCGCCAATGGTGATATTCATTACAGATACTAAATTATGTCACTGAATATTAAATATTCCGGTAGTTGGAGAGAAGCCACAGAAGTCCATATCAAAGACGGTGGTAGTTGGCAACAGTGTAAGGAAGTTTATATAAAAAAGGATGGTACATGGGAACATGTTCTGTATTCATTGTCCACAAACACAATCGCATCAACTGGTACGGGTACGATTACTGTCCCTAAAGGTGCTTTTAGAGCAGTAATAACAATTATTGGTGCTGATGGGGGCACTGGCGGAGGTGACGGCGGGCATGGAGGCACATCGGGCGGTAATGGAGCATCTCTTACTGCAACCGTGAATGTCGACCCATTCACTACACTAAGTTATAACATAGGAACTATCGGTGGTAATGGACAAGGACATGCATCATCGGCATCAGGCGGTTCCGGAGGGAATGGATATGCTTCTGGTGGCGGTGGCGGAACTGCAGGTGGAACTGGTTCGTCAGGTGGCGGTGGCGGTGGCGGTGGCGCCACTTCAATAGTATCATCTGACGGTACGGTTATAATGGTTGCAGGTGGCGGTGGCGGTGGCGGTGGTCGTGGTAATAGGGCACAGTTATCGGCTAGTGACAGAAATGGAAAAGATAGTACGAAAATTATTAGTGATATTGGTTTAATCGGAGCATCCAATGGAGGCAATGGTGTCAATTGTGGCACATCGGATGGTGGTGCAGGCGGTGGAGGCGGTGGAGGTGTTTCGGGCGCATCAAACACCACTAAAAGTTACAACGCTGATAGTTGGGGGTACGCATATTCAACAACTTCCACAAATTTCAGTAGCATATCCGATATGCACGTGGCAAGTAAACGTTCAAGTTCTGCATGTACTGAGGGATATAGTTTTGGTATCACGGGAACTAGTATTTGGGTTGACCATGGGTGTCGCGCAACATTTAACGTTGTGGGTACAGATGGTAGTGCGGGTGCTGGTGGCGCATACCAAGGTTCTTATGATAGTGATGGATATGGTGGTAGCGCCGGAATAAGTTATTACAATTCAGATTTAATATCAGGACAACCATCTTTATCAGCAACCGCATCAGCAATCACTACGTATACCGCACCCACTGCCATAGTGAAGAATGACATTGTATCTACTTGGACAGCACCAGAAGATGGTACTATCACGGTAACGGTATCTGGTAATTCAAATCTTAAACCATCCACAGGTTGCCAATCTACCGGATGTACGACTTGCTCTTCGGGTAATTTTTGGGGGTCATCAACATCATCCTTTGTGCCAACCTCGGGATTTGGCTCCACAGTAAGTGCAGTGGGAGGCAGATTTGAGAATAATAGTTGTGGGGATTGTGGGCATAATGCAGGGGCAGGTGGCACTGGTTGTAACTATGGAACTCAACAATCATTGGGAACATCTAATACAACTACATATTCTGTTAGCGCAGGGGATACAGCAACCGTAACAATAGCAAAATCGTATTATGGAACTGCGGGAAGCGGATACGACGCAGGAGGATACGGCAGTGATTACCCCACGGTAGTGGTGTCTTATACAGTTGGCAATGTTAGTGTCACGTGGTTGCCTGAGTAATTCTGAAAAAAATATCATAAATACATTAAACATATTGGGATAGGGAAATGGCATACGTAATTAATAAAACAAATGGTGGCATATTTGCAACTGTGGCAGATGGTACAATTGACACAACAAGTAGTGTCACAATAGTTGGTAGAAATTACGCAGGTTATGGTGAGTTCTTAGGGGAGAATTTTGTTAAAATTCTCGAGAATAGTTCCAACACATCAGCACCGGGTAGTCCATTAGCAGGACAGTTGTGGTATGATTCTGCAAGTACAGTTCTTAATGTTTATAACGGAACTGAATTCAAACCTATTAGTAGTGTTAAAGTAACAGATTCCGAACCTGCATCTTCATTGACTGCTGGTGATTTATGGTTTGATAGTGGGAGTAATCAATTAAATATTTATAATGGTTCATCATTCACCTTGGTTGGACCACCAACATCAGTGGGCGTTGGAACTTCTGGATTAGAAGTAGTTACGATTACTGATGTTGGTGCAGTTGACCATGTCATTTTAAGATTGTCTATTGAAAATTTAGTGGTTGGTTTTATTAGTGATGACCCAGAATTCACTCCATCTCCTGCAATAGCAGGATTCGCAACAATTAAGCCTGGATTTGGATTAACAACAACTGTAGCAGATGCATCCGTCACACAAGCAGACAATTCTGATAGTTTAGGTGGAGTTTTGGCTTCTGGTTATTTACTTTCAGGAGCAAATGATACTACTAGTGGTACATTAGGAGTGCTAAATGATACCGGATTATCCATTGGTGCAGACAGTGATGCAAATATTAGTGTATCTGGAAGTGACGTAACTATTAAAAATGTAACATCGGATGGTGATTTAATATTATCAGTAAATGACGGTGGAGTTCAAACTCCAGTTATTACCGTGGATGGTGCTACAGGCAAGGCGATTGTTAACGCTGACCCTACTGTGGCGTTGGGAATTGCTACAAAAGCGTACGTTGATTCACAAACAAGTGGCTCGGGTGCATCAGCAGTAGCAAGGGATGGTTCAAACACAATAACAGGCGTTATTACTCCTGCAATTAATAATACAACAGATTTTGGCTCAAATGCATTAAAATTTCAAAATGTGTATGCAACCACATTTAATGGAAATGCATCAACCGCAAATTATGCTGACTTGGCAGAGAGATTTGAATCGGATGAAGTATTGGAAGCAGGTACAGTAGTGGAATTGGGTGGTATTAATGAAATCACAGAAGCAATTGATGAATTAACAGACAATGTATTTGGTGTTATAAGTACAAATGCTGCATATTTAATGAATGCTGGTGTTGGGGCAGATGATACCCACCCACCAGTTGCAATGAATGGAAGAGTTCCAGTTAAGGTAATTGGAAAGGTAAAAAAGGGAGATAGACTAGTATCAGCAGGAAATGGCTACGCAAGGTCAGCAACTGACACGGAAGTTACTGCATTTAATGTTATTGGTAGATCATTAGAAAATAAAACAACGAACGGCACAGGCACAGTAGAGGCAATAGTGAAAGTCAATTAAGACTTAGCGCCAATAATACATTGACGTGTTCAATAGAAATCGAAGATTTCATGGAACGAATGTTCCATTTTAACTAAACTATAAGGAAAAAATAACATGGCTTATACAGCAGGAAATACAATACTAGACGACCACTATAATGGGTTCAAAACAAGTTTGAATTCAATATGGAGTACAGCATCAGGAAATACTGGTTATGGACAAGGCAGTGCACTAAGCGCAGTGAGCGCAGGTTCTACCGTAACTGCAACACAATGGGAAACATTACTAAGTAGACTTGAAACTATTGGTTCGCATCAAGCAACGACAGGTGTTACTAATGCCACAATCAGTGCAGGTAATACAATTTCTGCAATTACTGATTTGACAACTGACATATCAACTGTTACTACTAACAGAGGAAATCTACACGCACATGGCACGGATATTACTGCAAATAGTAATAACACCACAACGTGGAATACACATACTACATTTACAGCAACCGCAAATTTTGCAGATGATACAAGTGCTAAAGAATTTTTTAACTGTGGGGGCATGCTTGGTATTAACTTTACTAATCAAGGCGGCGGTTCTGGTTCAAAAGACATTGGCTGGGGGAATTTAATTTCTGCATTCGGCACAGTGTGGTTAACATCTGCAGGGTCATCTGGTCCAGCAACATCTGTTACATTAGCAGGTACTGCATATCAAGGAACAGACAAAAAAGGTGGTTCAGGTTCAGTAACAACTGAATCAAATACTGGTTTTTTCAACCTAACGGGGGCATATGTAGAAACATTCAAGCAGTACGATTCGACATATTTGTACACAACGAACTATATTACATGCAGATACTTATATAACTCGGGCACAGGGGATATTAGCATTGAAGTAAAATTATTTGATAATGCAAATAGTTCTGGTAACCCAGGCGCAACACAGGACGAGACAATCAACCTTAATATTCAGTGTAACTTGACTATTAGACAACCTAGTACTACATATATTAGTACCAGTTGGGGAACACCTACTGCAAGCGTAAGTTATTCTGATGCATAATTAACCCAAATAGTGTTTTAGGTAAAAAGGGCTTAATTGCCCTTTTTTATTGCATGGTATCTATATAAAATAAGTAGTAATATGAATAATACCGAAAATTTAATACAAACAATAAAAGAACGCTTTGATTATGAATCTGCAAAACAGGTTCTTAAAGAAAAATACGAAGCAAAGATGTTATTTGCTTTGGATGGGGGTATGTGGTGCGCAAACACTGAGTTAATCACAATACTATCCATGTTTACCGATGAAACTATTGTAATAGTCGATACGTACGGTAACCCTTGTAGAGTGAATAGAGAAAACTTATTACATGATGCGAAGGAACGATTTCAAGAGCAGATGAATGCATGGTTACATGAGTACAACGAGGTTAGTCGACAACGATGACTCGTGGTATTTTAATATTTGCATTTAGTAATGAAAAGATTGATTACTTAGAACAAGCAGATTGGATTGCCGACCGTGTCAATACGTACTTAGACTTACCTGTTACTATTATTACAGATGAAAAAAGCATCAATGGTAGGGAGTTTAAACACAACCTTATATTAAGTGATGCCATATCTGGTGGGCAACGAAATTTCAAACATTTAGAAGAAGGTAACATTGCGACATGGTATAACTCGAATAGATTCCAATCATATAACTTATCACCGTATGATGAAACTATTGTAATTGACAGTGATTATGTTGTTAACAGTGACCAATTACTAAGAGTATTTGAATCTAATTACGATGTTCTTTGTCATCGTGATGTATATGACATCACTGGAAGGAATGGGTTTACTCCTTACCACACATTCGGCAAACATAAGTTCCCTCATTATTGGGCAACTGTACTGTTCTTTAGAAAATCAAAACAAGCAGAAGAAATGTTCCAGTTGATGACAATGGTTAAGGATAATTACCGACATTATAGTAACTTATATAAGTTCCGAGAAAACCCAATGCGTAACGACTTTGTTGTTAGTATATCATTGAGTATTTTATATGGTCATAAGTTGGATGCAATACCAACTATACCATGGGCAATGCCTAGTGCTTATGACGATGTTGATTTAGAGCAGTTGGATGATACTAAGTTTAAAATATCTTACTTAAAGATGGTTAATGGAACAAAGAAACCGTTCAAGTCGATTATTAGTGGGACAGACTTCCACTTTATCAATAAGTTTGCATTGAATAAGGTGATACATGCCTAAAGAAGAACGTGGGTACTTAATTGTCGCTGACAATACAAAAGAAACTAATTATGTAGATTGTGCATTAGCACTTGCACGTAGTATTAAATTGCATACCCCTGAAGCGAATATTTGTTTGGTTACTTCTAGTGATGTTACCAATGATGTGTTTGATTATGTTGTTCCATTTCCTTATGGAGACCAAGCACCTGATAGTGATTGGAAGTTAAAGAATGATTGGCAAGTATTTTATGCCAGTCCATTTAGACAAACCATTAAATTAGAAGCAGATATGATTATTCCACATAGTATTGAACATTGGTGGACGATGCTTGAGAAACGTGATGTGGTAATTTCAACAGGTGCAAGAAACTACTTAAACGAACACACGTCTAATAGACATTACCGAAAGATTTTTGACGTAAATAACCTACCCGATGTATATAACGCGATAACATATTGGCGTTTAAGTAAAACAGCACAAGACTTCTTCAATTTAGTTAAAGACATATTTAATAATTGGGACACTGTTAAGAAAACCATTAAAGGTGGCGACACTGACCCTGGAACAACAGATGTAGTGTACGCTATTGCAAGTAAGATAATGGGTGTCGAAAACGTAACGTTACCTAATACATCTTATCCAAGTATGATTCATATGAAGAAGGAAATTAACTTTCTAGAAGATGAAGATTGGTCTAAGGAAATGGTATATGAGTTAAACAAATCACGTATTAGGATTGACACAGTTGAACAAATGTACCCGTTCCATTATCAAGTCAAAGATTTTAGTAAAGTATTAAACAAGCACTATGAGCAATTTTTTTAAAGCAGTAAGTAACATGAAACGTACTGCGAAGGTAGTACCTGAATATATGCTGTACTATAATAAGAAAAATGGAAAACCATTGTTTTATAGTATGGATGTAGTTGATGGTGATTTTATTATTGTCGACAAAGAAGTCTATACTCAAGCAAACTATAGTGTGTATATCAACGACGGTGTACTAGTTACGATGGTATTCAAAGATATTAGTAAGTTAACCCAACATGGAAACGAAACAACATGTTGTGATGATGATATTTCAATAGTTTCGACCAAAGGTACGAATTGGAGTTTAAGAAGTTATGATAATTGATATAGCAGATTTGGATGTAGTTTATTTAAGTTACGATGAGCCACAGAAGGAAGAGTTCTGGGTTAAGATAAAGAACATGGTTCCATGGGCTGTACGTGTAGATGGTGTAGAGGGTAGTGACGCCGCGCACAAGGCTGCCGCTGAAGCAAGTCAAACGGAACGCTTTATATTAATAGATGGTGATAATTTACCTGACCCTGAGTTCTTTAATCTACAACTAGACATTAAAGACGAGCAGTACGACCGTGCAGTATTTAGGTGGAGAGCAAAGAATCATATCAATGGGTTAATGTACGGCAATGGTGGGCTTAGTTGTTGGACTAAAGAGTTCATACAGAATATGCAAACACATGAAAGTAGTGACGGAACTAATGAAACGTGTGTTGAGTTTTGTTTTGACCCACTGTATTGGCCAATGTATGACTGCTACAGTACAACATACCCCAATGGTAGTGCATTCCATGCTTGGCGTGCAGGCTTTAGAGAAGGTGTAAAAATGTGTTTAGACCGTGGTGCAAAGCCTAGTCTAATTGATTTTAAAGATAGTGTACATAAACGTAATATGGACCATTTAAGTATATGGCAGAATGTCGGCGATGATGTAGAGTACGGTAGTTGGGCAATGTTAGGTGCTAGACAAGGAACATATATGACTATGCTCACTGATTGGGATTACACAAAGGTGCAGTGGTTCGATAATCTTAAAGAGATTTGGGAAGGCGTAGACAAAGAATTCGATGTTGATGTGTTCTATGATTATGGTGAGAAATTAAACAATCAATTAGATTTGCCGTCGGTCAGTTTCAGTCCTGAACAAAGTAAATTCTTTAAACAGCACTACATGAGCAATTGGCGCAATATAGGAGCAATAGTTAAAGAGATTGACGTAATTAGAAGAGCAGAGGGATGGTAACTGCAATCACGAGTGATACGAAGATATGGAATGAATCCGAAGTCATAATAGGAATAATATCAGAACTAATGACCTCTGATACTAACCAAATCATAATTGATTTGAATTCGGAAGGTCCATGTTGCGACTCATCGGGGGTTGATAAATTGCTCGATTCAATATCAGAGAAATTTAATGTCGATAAAAAGAGATTTGAAATCGTTACTGCCAATCAATTACCAAGTTCCAAGTATAAGGAAAAGCGGTCAGTCAATTGTATCTTACACGGCGCACTATGTATGTGCAAAAGTTACACACCATCTGATAGTAATCTAAAAAATATATTTGGAATATTTATTGGAAGGTCAAATTGGCAACGTCTTGGATTGGCAAGTTATATTTGGAAAAACTACAATGATATTAGTGATATAACATTTCATTATGATTATATGAGTGATTTTCATGTAAGTAACGTAGGTATAGAAGATTTGATACACCATCATTACCAAGATTTTGATACAGTGTATGAATTTTTAAAAGTATTGCCATTAACGCGAGATGAAGTAGTATATCCTATATTGTGGGAAGATAATGCATATGACTTGGGCAATAGTTATCGTGAAATATTTTGTGAAATCATATGCGAAACCTACTTCAGTGGAAAGACATTCTTTGTAACTGAAAAAACATATAGGTGTATATTAAATAAACGTCCATTTATGATTCAAGGTCCTAAATATTTTTTAAAGAACTTAAGAAAATTAGGATTTAGAACGTTTGGTAAGTGGTGGTGTGAGGGGTATGATTTAGATGAATCTGATGCACGCTACTATACTTTAAAGCAAGGAATAGATTGGGTTGCATCACAAAGTGATGATACTATCGCCCAATGGTACAACGAGATGCAAGAAACACTTAACCACAACTATGATATATTGTGCAATTTAACAAACAATGAGATATTAGATACAGAATTTTATTATGAATAAAGGAGACGAAAGTGGCGATGGGTTTAAGAGTAAATTCTTATCAGATGCAGAATTAGCAAAAGCAAAATTGGATACAGTTAGTCCGAGTTTTTGTTTAGCAAAGTGGAAACAGGTTAGTCTACATTTACCAACAGGATTAAACAACTCTTGCTATCATCCGCCACTACATGAAATACCAATAGAAACACTATCAAGTAATCCGTCTAGTTTACACAATACTTCACAGAAAAAAGAAATACGTAAACTAATGATGCAAGGCAAAAAGCCAGATGAGTGTCAGTACTGTTGGCGTATGGAAAGTAATGGTAATTTAAGCGATAGACATTACCGTTCGGGAGAACCATGGGCATCTAAAGATTTTGATGTCATTGTAAAAAATCCAAGTAAAGACATTACTCCAAGTTATGTTGAAGTAAACTTTAATAATGCGTGTAATTTAAAATGTAGTTATTGCAGTCCACAATTTTCTAGTACATGGATGTCTGAGATAAAGGACTTAGGGGCATACCCAACAAGTACACCACACAACGCATTAGAACATTTTGTTGGTAGTCGTTTACCAATACCACACAGCCAAGAGAACCCATACGTAGATGCATTTTGGGAATGGTGGCCAGAGTTATACAAGGAATTAGAACACTTCCGTATGACAGGTGGCGAACCACTAATGGATAAGAACACGTACAAGGTATTTGATTATGTACTTGAAAATCCTAAGTCTAATTTGCATCTCAACGTTACGAGTAATCTTAGTGTAACTGATGCATTGTGGAACAAGTACCTAGATTATGTTAAATTACTATGCACAGGTAAGATTGAACACTTCATGCAATACGTTAGTGTAGACACGTGGGGCAACCAAGCAGAATACTTGCGTGAGGGATTGGACTTTGATTTACTTTGGAAAAGAGTGCATCAGTTCTTAGAAGAAGTTCCTAGTTATAGTAGTGTTACATTCATCATTACTATGAATAACTTGTCTGTTAGTAACCTAGATAAGTTAATGGAAGGTATTTTAGAGTTACGCAAAACATATAGTAAAGACTTTCAGCGTGTATGGTTTGATACTCCTGTACTAAGAACGCCAAGTTGGCAAAGTATGCAACTATTGCCGGCGCCTTATGTAATGAAGTTAAATAAGTTACGTGATTGGATGAATGATAATTTAGAAACCAAAGATGATTTATATCACGGATTCAAAGATTACGAGGTAAAACGATTGGAACGTGATATTGCATGGGCACAAGAACCATTAAGCGTTAAATACAAACAACAACAACAAGCAGATTTTTATAGATTCTTTAATGAGTCGGATAAACGCCATATGACTAATTTTTTGGAAACTTTTCCTGAAATGTTAGAATGGTGGAACGAGTGTAAGTACTATGGAACATTATAATAATGTAGTGTATTGCGGAGTAACATTCCCAAATAATATATGGGGAATATTAGAAAATAAAGTAATAAACAACATTAAAGGTCAAATTTCAAATGCGTTTCCAATGGATAAAAATTTGTTCATTAATGGAACGTGGTTTGGTCCAAGAATGGACAATGATGTGTTTAATGAAGTCATTGACATGACAGGAAATTTTGATAATGTGTTTTTTCTAACCACTGTTGATCCAACACAAATATCAGTCCCTGAAATTATTCAACTATTTCATCAGTTTGGTAGTCCAACTATATATTTTCTTGGAAACTTTGATCATTCTCCGCATGAATTTAATTTTATTTCGTGGGCAATTACTCAACAGTTTAAAGATTATACCGATGACGAAATCAAATTAACGAATATAAAATATAAATTTATAAATTATAATAGAAAACCCACTTCGCATAGAACAGACTTAGTAACGCGTATTATTGCCAAAAATCTCAATAAACATGCAGTAGTGACATTAGGAGCAAGCAATGACACTGATATGCATGTTTCAATTAAAGAAAAGAATGAGGATTTTGTTGAAACGGGTCATTGGTTTGATTTGGACGATACAAGTAACGATTTTGGAATACCGCATGATCTTCTTAGTTTGGGCGATATGAAGTATTGGAAAGATCATTTCATGAATGTTGTTAGCGAAACTATAGCATCGCCGTATGATCCAATATTCGTAACGGAAAAAACATTTAAGCCTATTATTGGAAAAAGGCCGTTCATTATAAATGGTAATCCACGAACCTATGCATGGTTACGAAAACATGGTTTTAAAACATTTACGCATTATTTTCCATTTAGTGACCTTGAGAGTACTAATGAGAATACAATAGTTTCTAATATTATTAAAGTACTACAATGGATAGACAATGAACCAAATTGTAATTTATTAGACATATATAATGATATGATACCAGCACTTAATCATAATAAGTTACGTTTCTATGAATTTGCAAATGAACAAAATAATAAACTAGAAAATTTATTTTAATATGCACATAGAAGAAAAATTTACACATAATGATAATTTCATTAAAGAAATTTTTAGAGAATGTACAAGCATAGCAACAGGCTGTGACTATTGTTACGGGTATGGTCTTAGAAAGAATTACAAAGTTGAAAGCGACTTAGTGTTATTGGGTGTAATGGATGCGTTCAACATGTTTGAATTTGACGGAAATAATTTACCAGTGGATCAGAATATTCAATTATTGGCACACAAACATCCAAATACGCTGTTTGTTGTGTTTCATCCTTATTACAGTTCAAAGTCGTTTAAATATTCAAAGAATATTAAGTTTGTACATTGGATAAACAATTGTGCTGGGATATATAATTATAGTAGTGTTGAGCCTGTGTTGGATAAGGACGTTAAAGAAATTGGTATATCACTGAACAGACAGATGCGCGAGCACCGATTATTTTTAACAAGTTATTTGTATGGATTACAGTTAGATAAGCATATTAAGATATCAGCCGTGCATTTGGATATTAACAAAAAGGCAGATTTAATGTCGTATGTGCCTTGGGATTTTGACAACAACACTGAATGTAGAGATATTGGAATACGTGGTTACTCACGTATGTACGCAGACATAAACAAATTACACTTGTCTGAGCCTTATAAAATGCTAGAAGGAACAACATCTGTGCCAATAATACACAATGCTAGTAACTTCAATAATACACTACGACATTTGTATCGACATAGTTTAGTTGAACTTGTTACAGAAACACTCTATGACGTTGAAGAAGGCATGTTAACCGAAAAGTATATTAATAGTGTGTATGGGTGTAATTTTCCAATTTTACTAAGTTCCGCAGGAACAGTACAACATCTGCGAAACATGGGCTTTGATATGTTTGATGATGTAGTAGATCACAGTTATGATAATATTACAAATCCGGCGTCTAGATTGGAAGCGGCAGTACAATTAAACATGCATTTATTTACAAATAAAAACGACACTATTAATAAATGGAAGTTACATAAGGAAAGATTTAAAATAAATGCACAGTTTGCAAAAACTAAATTTATTAAATACTTAAAAAATAGAACTTTAAATGAATTCAAACACGCAATTAAATGAACGAGACAGATTTAGATTATAAACACAGAGTACTGGATAGCAAAAGTGCTAGTTTTTGCGGAGCAAAGTGGTACAACGCAACTATATGGTTGGGATCTGGCATGACTACTAGTTGTCATCATCCATTGCCGCACTATGTTCCTGTTGATGATGTGATAGCAAATCCAAAAGCACTACATAACACTGAACAAAAAAAACAAGACCGTTACCAAATGCAATGCGGAGAACGCCCTGCAGGTTGCGAGTACTGTTGGAAAATTGAG